ATCGAGTGTTGCAAGGGATCCATCACTGGAACCCCTCTGGGCCAGGAGCTGATTAGGCTTCTGATCCGAGAAACCGATCATCGAGTAGCAGGCGTTTAACCGCGTGCTGCCTCGAACCTGATCCGCTTCGAGAAGCGGTACTAGGAGATCGCGTAGGGCCTGCTGCATGTATTGCATCGCAGCAGGCTCAATAGCGATGATCCGTGGTGTCTTCAGCGTTTTAGGAACAGGAACAACCCTAACGGGCAACTCCTGCTCCGGGTCGGGGAAGTGAACATTGTCCATCTCCTTATAATAGGAGTGATTCGGAACGGCGTAGTCCACAAAAGGGAAAACGTCGTCGAGACGGGTCGGCCAGGTTTTAATCTGGTAGCGCTCATTCGCGCCTAGCCTTTCGGCCACCGACCCTGGACCATGTCGCGGACGTAGCTCGCCAGTGCTAAGAACATTTTCAGCACGAGCAAACACATCCCCGAAGAGAGCAAGACTGATATGTGCCAAGCGATTATAATCGTCAGCACTAATCTCATTCTCTCTCACTTCCTTCTCTGTCGTGACATACTGCCGAAAAGCTGCACGTACGCGGTGTTCAGCGCACGGCACTTCAACTTTCCCAAACATCCGGGTTAGTTGGCGGATAGAAAACACCGCATCGGTGGACACGTCACGACGAATCTCACCACTCAAAGGATCGAACACCTGGCTGAGGAAACCCCCCAGAAATAATGGGAGGGGCCCACGCTTCTTCTTGAAAGCTGTGAAGAGCGTAGAGTCAACACAACCCCGGTCCAAGGCGCATTCGAAATCGCGCCCGAATTGGGGAAGGGTAATTGTCAGAAAAGACAAACCCTCGTGTTCGGTCCGGCTCGCGACTGTAATACCGTCACGAGTTGTGCTGGTGCCGCACCAGCCAGCGAGTTCTTCGCTGGCTACCAACCATATCTGTACGAGGCTTTTCACGGGTCCTCCTTACGGGGGTACTCGGTCCAAGGCGTCACACAGACGATCGCGACGTTGCACTCGATCGAATCGAAAGTTTGCAACGTCACGAGCCTCTAGGCGGTCAAGCCTAGAGCGGTAGACAGTAGATCGTCCACCGGGCAACAAGGGGGGTATTAACTCTCCCCACCTAGCAGCTTGACAGTATTGGCAGAAGAACTCTCGCCAAGCCAAGTTACTAGGTTTTCCACAAGTCCCTTCAGCGTAGCCACCGTCAAAAGAGTCGGTGGATGGTCGATGACCAAATACGTTGAAGCACTCTGAACCGAAGAAACTCCGGCAATGAGTGGATCTGCAACGACCTGCTTATAGTCCAACCGGACTACACGGCGGGTACGCGCACCGTACTGGTGCGAGATCGACAGTTTGGTCATCCCGTCAGCGCTCGAAAAAGCGCCGTTGTTGGTACCAAACGCAACTCGTGGAAGAGTTGCCGCAGCTGCGCCGGCCGTAAGGGCCGACAAAGCCTTCGTCGTCTGTGGTTCTGAATACATGACGCATCCTTAATGGTTGAAAGTTCAAAGTCCATTCGCTGGATTGCGAACAACTAAGCCTACCCCCTGCTGGCTCGACTAAGGCCAACGGCGGCAAGGATTGCTGACTGTTTCCCCGTTAATGCGGGAACAGAAGCGCTAAAGCTGTAGGGTGATGCGCCAGTCCTAGTCTTTATAGACTGGACCTCCGTCATCCCGAGGGAGAAAGTTTTCCCAAGGGTAAACGGGTGACCCTGAGAAAGGGTCAACGGCGCACCGGAGACGGTAGTGGAGTAACTCCGCACGGTTTCTACGCCGCGCATCATATAGCCCCACTCCATCACAGCAGCATCCGGACCGAGATAGGAGATGTTCGACATAATATCGCCGACATTCCCTGCCCAATCCAGTGCCCAAGTCCAGGGCGCCAAGTTCCACACGAGTTCCGGTGTTAATGAAACTCCATAGAGCTTGGACGCCAGCTGATGGTATCTCTGTATGCCCGACGGTGCGAGATAGTACCGAAAGGCTCCCGAAAACCACATCTTGGTGTCTGTCCTCGAAATCTTCCAGAGGATAGACGGATTGGCCCACACATCAGTGTGAACCGGCCAAGTGGAGTTTGCGCTCTCAGATGAGACCGCGTGCCCCGAAGAGGTTGATGGAAAAGAGAACTGTCGACGCTGGCGCTGCCCTGAGCCACGCTCATACTGGCTGACTAATTCATTAGTTGTTTGAACGACACGGAGGAAATCCTCTATGTCCCGCTTAAGCGGAAGCCAGCCAAATTCGTAGTTAAGGTATTCCTGCGAGGCTTTCGCCTGCAGTGTACCTTCCCTCCAGAGCGTGGAACCTGATACCTTTGGCAAGCCATCTTTGGCGAGCTCAAGGACACTCGTTAAAATCTGCGATTCCGGTCTGACCGGATTAGACATCGCAATAGCATGGGCACCAGAAGCGCGAGCAGTTGATTCAGCAGAATTAACCGCTGAATTAGCCGCTGTTAAAGAATACGGGCCAGTTCTCCTCAGCAAATTCAAGGAGTATTTGCCCCCACAGGGGAATCCTTTACGGGTCCCCACAGGCATCGTTGGAACAACGATGGTATCTGCGTTCATGGTGTACTTACTCAGATAGAAAGCGCCGCCAACATTTCGGCGCCCCAACTGAGACGTGTCATGCCCGACAGAAGAAATAAAACT